ACTCAATTTCTTATCTGCTGAATTGGATGAAAGTAACTCTGGATTTTCATAGATATTGCCTATTACTTTAATGTCTTCTACCAATTCTTTATTCCCAAAAGACATTACCCCCATACTAACATACTCTAAAACAAAAGCAGAGCGATTATATTCAGTTCCATCCTTTATTATTCCAGTTTTTTCTTCAATATAATCTGATTCAGTATCTTGATAATAAGTAATACAAATATCTCCTTCATAAATCTCTTTTCCTTGTTTATCAAGTAACCCAGTAAACCTACAAAATGTTAGGTATTCATCAGGTGCATTAGCTATACACAATGATGTTTTATCTTTAGGGTCATTCGCAGTTCCAAGAGATAGTTTGTTTGCTTCTTTATACCCATTAATAAATTTCTTAGTCTTAGGGTTCCATAATTTAAATTTGATTTTAGTTTTCATAGTATCACCTTATTGTAAATTCTTTATTTCTTTCGTCCCATTGTCTAAATTTTATTTCTCTCATTTTTCCTCCTTCTCTTTCGCAGAAGAGTTAAAATCTGTATCATTTTTCCTCTTTTTTACATATTTCAAAGTCTGCTTTACAATGTAAACAAACGTATCTGTTTTCTTTGCCTACTTTAACTGTTTTTCCATCAACAGGAAAGTTGCAACATTTACCCACATCGTAGGCATACGATATTAGTATCCAAGTTTTTCTTTTCTAATTTGTTTTCCTGATTCATATAGTTTTCCTACTAATTCCCAGTAATCTTTTAATACAGTGTCACTATCTTTATTCCCAACACAACCACTTAGTACTGTTGCAGCGTTGTTTTTAGCCATACCTAATTCAAATTTGTCTGCTTCTTTTGATTTAAATTCATCTACTTTGTTTGGACTGATCTCTTTCTCTGGTGTTGTGTCTCCCATAGGTATATGTCCTGTCATTCCAGATAGATTTTTATATTTTCCTTTTTGTTCAAATTTAAAAGAGTCTATAGTATCCCCTTTGTTTAGTTGTTCGTTAATCTTTTTATCCCAACAAGAGTAATCTACCCCTTCTATTGTATAAATACAAAACTCTTTATTGTTTTTTGTTTTTAACTCTTTTTTTTCTTCTATTTTATTCATTTTTTCTCCTCCATTTTATTTTCGTGTTCTTCTACTTTTCCATTCTCATAATCTTGCTCTGCTTTGTCATCTTTTTGACATTCATATAAAAAGTCTGCATTATTTTGTTCGCTTTCATTATATTCTTCTTCGCAAAACTTTAAAAATTCATCAGTTAGTTTTTTTGTCTCTAAGAACTTTTCAACACATTCTTCATAGTTGTCTTGTCTCCATTCTTCACTCTCCATCTTCTACCACCTGAATATCTGCTATCATTCCATCTTTCATTAATCTGTCTAAAAAGATACCAGCTATTAGCTTTTGATGGTCTATTCCTTCTTCTGATTCTAAACTCATTCCATCTCCTACAGTTACAGTTCTAATGTTTTTAACAATTATCATAGTGTTTTCACCCATTCTTCAAACATTCCTGCTACTGTTTTTCCTTTGTCTATTGCTATTTTCTTAATCTTTTTCTTTGTTTCTATGTCCATTACTATTGTCATTGCATCATTCATTTTATTTTAACCATCCCTTAGGTATTGTTGTTCTGATGCCCAAGTCATCTTCAATCATAACTTCTTCTTTGCTGATCCCTATAATTGTTGATTCAGTTTCTTTTCCGAATCTAAAAGTTCTTATTTTGTTTCCTAATTTCATTTTGAATCACTCCAAACTTTAGCAGATTTATTACAAGAGTCTTTTATTTCTTTTAAAATTTCAATTTCTTCTTTATCTGTATAATCATTTATAATATCTTTAACTTTATTATAATCATCTATAAATTTATTACATACTTCTATCTCTTTATTTGTTAGTTCTCCAGCGTGTCTATTGAATAATACCTTTGCTACACCTATTCTTAACATCATTTTATTGTCTTGCCCCACAATTATCGCAGGTCTTTGTTGAGTCTGTTCCACTTGTTGTCCTTACTTCTTCGCTGTCACATTGGTTACATTTGTTTGTTTGTTTCATTTGTATCACCTTACCCCTTTAAACGCCTACACCTTTATAAAACTATCGTTTTTAGTGTGGAAATATGTATATTATTCACTCTCTTAGTGACTATAAAAAATTGATGTTGATCATAAAAGCCCCACCCTAAAATAAGGGGGTACCTCAGAAATAGATAGGGTAGGGTTATTCTTTTGGGTGAATATACTTCTTTGCTAATTCACAAGAGTATCTATCTGGACAAACATTCCCACAATAGAGTGCTCTCATTTGTTCTCCGTGTTTTTTAATGTAATCGTTTACTTCTTTTCGGCTATTAGTATGTTCTTTTATTATACTAATTTCTGCTTCAAGTATATCATTTAAGTGTTCACATTTCATTTCTTTAATTGAATTCTTGCTAACCAACCTAATATTAATAACAAAATAGGACCTATTCCATAGATCATTCCTTTAATTATAGAATCTATCCTTGTTCTGTTTTCTGCAATCTTGCCAGTTCCATTTTCAAATTTATCCATTACTTTGTTTTGAAAGTCTTTGTCATCTCTAATTTTAGCTTGTAAAATCTCTTTAATACTGAACTGATTTCCGTTACCTTTGTGTATCTCTGTAATTATTTCTTCTACCATTTTATATAAGTTTTAGATCTATTCCTTTGCTGTGTTTCAAAAAGTTGCTTAACATAACAAGTAATGGCCCTATTGCTCCATACCAATTACTATTACCATATTCAACTGATACTCCAGATATTAAAATTATTAATAATATCTTTAAACCTTTTACTATTGTTTTCTTTACATCATATTCTGACATTTCATATACCTCCAAATTTCTTAAACTGTTGGACAACTTCCTCTGCCTCTTCCTGTTCTTGGTCCTCTTCCTGTTGGTCCTGTTCCATCCAAATTTTTATACATTTTTTGTTTCATTTCATTCATCTCCATTACACAATTTTTAACCATTTTTTATCTCCTAAGTGTTTAAGTTGAGCTTATCTTTGCTTACTATTACAATCTCATCTGTTGAACTTTTACTTATTGCTGTGAACGTATCTCTTGTTTGCATAACTGCACTTGTATCTGTATTAAAGAAACCTGCTTCTGTTACATTATATCCATTTGCTTCTGTGCTTAAAACCGTGCATCTTGTTGTGATCTCTAAGTTTGAAGTATCTACACTTGGATAACCTGTTTCATAAGTTTTAGTATAATCTCCTGCACTTGCTACTTTAATATCATCCATAATAAAGTCTCCTGCACTCCAAGTAGTAGCTGCATCATCTGCTGTTAAAGCAATATATGTATAATCCAAAGCTGCAATAGCAGGACTACCAACTGTAGAATCAAAACCTCCTGGAATAGCTAATTTAATCATATTCCAACCAGTAGATAAGTCTGAGTTGTCCATTTGATATTTATAATAAGCTGAATCAGCACTTCCAAATCTTATTTCAAAAGCATTAGTTGTAGCTAATTTTGCTTGAGCTGTTGCATCTTTAACATAAAGCCACATTAAAAAGTCTTTAGATGTTCCTGCTCTGCTTGTAGTTGCTTTATACGTTGTAACTGCTGCTGCCGTTCCTGCATCTTTAGTTAAATTAAGTGATTTGCTTCCTTCTTTGTATGTTGTTTCATTTACACTTAAAGTCATATCAGCTGAATCATTCCAGTCCGTTGTAGCATCACAATTATCTACCTCTTCTGTTCCAGTTATAGGAACCGCATTTATTAAATCTGTATCTCCTTCTCCTGCTCCTGTTGTTGATATTCCTATTTTAAACACACTTGGAACAGTATATGTTCCATCTGTAGTAAAAGTTCTACTAAGGATTACTGTTCCCCAATTTTGTGTTATTTTTCCTCCAGACATTTTTTCCTCCTAATCACTTATAGTTATTTTTATATTTTCAACATATGTTGAATTTCCTGTATATCCTATTAATCTTATTTTCCATTTAATCCAACTTCCTGTAGCTGTAAATAAATGATTTGTATTATTCGTTACTTCTTCAAAAGTATAAGTTCCACTTAATGTTGTGCTTACTCCTAAATAATATTTAATTTGGTCTGTATCTTGTATTGTTTCATCACAACTTAATGTTGCGCTTGTAATGGTTTGGTTATCTGAATATACCGCACTACTTTGACCTATCCTCATTATTGGAAATTCTCCTTCTCCATCAAATAAATAGGAACTCATCAGTTTTCCTCCGATACATTTAATTCAAATAAATAAGCCATAGTTGAATTTATATAATCTAAAGTGCAGTTAAATAAAAATTCTGCTTTACTTTCTAAGTTAGTATATAATCTTTGACTTGCTGTGCTAAGAGTTACATTACTACACATCATAGAATAATTACCTTGTGTTGTATTTATTTGTATTGATACATTAATTGTTTTTACTGCATCATTTGTTATATTATAACAATAACCACAAGCACTCATATTTGTAGCTGTAACATTATATTCTAATACTTTACCTGTTGACCAATTAAAATTAGATATATTTGCTCTAAATCTTAAGGCACTCATATTCTGACAAAGTGATATATTAAGTCCTCTATTGTTTATTGTAAAATTATCTCCACTTAAAAAGCTTTTAACATCACTACTTACATTAGCAGTAACATTCATTTTGTAAACACCATCTGGTGCATTACTTGTATTGAAATATATATGAACATCACTATCATCTACACTAAAGAAACTTCCATTAATAGTTGAATGATATGTTCCATTACCATAATACAAACTTAAATTATGTTCTACTAATCCTACACCATATGGATCTATAGCCATATTAACGTGTATTGTCATATTATCATAATAAGTTCCATTTAAATCATAATCTTCTGAGGTGTGAGTTCCTAAAGGAATAATACCTTGAGCATAAGATTCCACTGCAGGACTACTTATTGGCCAATTAACATCTCCTATATCATCTTTGTAAAGAGTAAAGTTTGTTAAATTATTTCCTAAATTATCTTCAACAAATACTCCAAATTGAAACTGGTCATTATCTTTAACCGTACCAACCCAAATATCTGGTGTAAAATTAGCTTGTCCCCAAGTAACTCCATTATCAGAAGATTCCCAAGCAACTTTAGTATCTTTAAAAGTAACATTAGTCCCACTTGTCCCATTAGTATATCTTATTAAATATGAACCTGTTGTTGCTGTTGTTAAAGATGTATAAGCAACATAATTATAATCTGTAACTTTTATCCCACCAATAGAACCATTTGTAACACTAAACGCAGATTTTACATAACTTGAATTTCTATTTGTATAAACTCTTGGTGCATCTAAAGGTGTTTTATCAAGACTTTCAATAAATACACAATTATCTAAATCTTCTTGAGGGATTGTTACACCACTTACATTATAGCTTTCATTACAATAATAAATTCTCATAATTTTATTTGGATTACCACTATAATTAAAATTACCATAAGATATAACTGTAAAATTAGATGTGTTCCTCATTGCTTCTATTACACCAAACTTAACTATTAAAGGATTATTTTTATTTACTTCATAATCTTTCTTTAGTTCTTTTTCCATAGAACCTCTTTTTAAAAATAAAGAACTTCTAAGCGATGCAATACCTACATTTTGAGTATAATTAAAAGTAGTATAACCTGTTCCATTGTCTATCTGAACTACTGTAGAACTTTCATTAAAAGCTGCAACTGAATAAGAAAAGTTATCTGAAAAGTTATAATAACTTTCATACCATTTCCCATCATTTCTACCATCTGCTAATAAGATATTTCCTTGATTGTGTCCGTGAGGATCTATATAGTTATCTGCTTTATTATTTTGAGGTGTTCTTAAACTCCAATAGTTTGGTCCTCCTGGATTTGCCCCTCCTTCTACTGTTTTAGTTACAAAGAAAGTATTTACATTTATTTCACTATCATCTGTACAGTTTACTATAAGACTATAATCACCTGTTGAGTTTTGCTCTAAGTCTATAGTATAATTAACAACTTCACAAACTGGGGCTGCCGCATCTGATATATTTAACTGAACAAAATTATAAGCTGTATTCTGATTGTCTCCTGTTGTATTACATTTAAAAAATGAATCATTTAAAGGTGGTGATAATCCTATAGCTGTTGCTCTTGTGCAAATATGTCCTGTATCATTAGTTGTAGAACAAACTGACCAAGTAGTATTATCTATACTTAAGAAACATTGACTTGTTTCATTAGTTGTTAAATTAAAAGTTGGTGTTGAATCTGAGGTGTTTCCTATTGCTTTAGGAGAAAATAGCTTTTGGTCTGGGTCTGGACTTGTTAAATAGATCTCTGTAATATTTGTATAATTATAAACTGGCACTACAGGTGCAACTGGCACTCCATCTGCTGCAAACAAAGCTGAAACATTAGATGGATTCATTACTGTTCCATTATACCAAGCAACTTCTGAAAATAACATATTAGAATATCTTGGAGCTGTAGCATCACTTGTAGTGCATAAATAGAATGGATGTGCTATTACTGAATTACCTCTTGAAGCTGTATCTGTTTGTGTTCCATTAGCATAAAATACCCAAGAACTGTCTCCACTTCTTGTTATAACAATGTGTGTCCAATTTTGATTAGCAGGATATTGTCCAAGTATATCTCCATTTGCTTGAACTCCCATTTCAAAAGTAGTATGTGTTTGAGCAATTTCATATCTCCAACCACTCCAACCACCAGAATAAATAGAAGAACCCATTAAAGTATCTGTATCAGTATGGTCACTTTGAGGATTCATCCAAAAACTTAAAGTAAAATCAACACTTCCTAAAACAAGGTCTGAGTTCAAATCTACCTTATCATTAACACCATCACAATAAACGTGTCCTCCTGTTGGTCCATTAGCTCTTATTACTGCTTCAGTAAGATCACAATCTGAACCTTTAATTGATTCTGTGCAATCTGTAGTAAGTGCCCAATAAAGACTTGGACTGTCCCAAACATCTGCAGAAACAAAAGGCAATAATACAAGTAATATACAAGTAATTAGTAATATCTTTTGCATTTTTCCCCCTTATCACATATACCATCCCCATTACCATCTCCACCACCACCGTGAGTGTCTGTATATTCATCCCCAATAATTCCTTTATCATCTACCCCTAAGAAATAATAATCATCTTTAATTAAAGTCTTATCATCTATAACAACTTCACCAGTTAAAATACAATCTACACTATCTCTAATATATTTAAAACCTCTAAATTCATTAATATATTCATTTTCTATATTACACCATTTTGTTTTATTTAAATCTTCAAATGCTTTACAAGTTCCATTATCGTGTATTGTAATCTTTTCTGTATAGTTTACATAAACTGGAACTTTAACCATATCATAAACTTCTATGCAAGTTTTTTCAAATTTAACATCTTCTATAATCTTAACATTAGTAGAAAATACAAAGGGGTCTATATCAACACTTCCAAACTCTACACCATATTTAATTGTTTTCCAAGGTTTTTTCTCTATCTCTATCTTATATCTATTAGGGAGAACATTGTATTTGTTTTTTCGTTCTATACAGTCTCCTACTTTAAGTGGTCTCCAGTTTCCTTTGCCTCTGGCAGGTACAAATACTTCATAGTTAATAGGAGTTTCATTAAAATAAAGAGGTTCAAAGTCTGTATCTGAAAAGCATACCCTCCAATAAGTAGAGGTTATATTTACATAAATATCACAAGTATCTGAACAGATTACATCTCCAGATGTTTCTATTGAAGTGCCTGTTAATAAAAGAACTGCAGCAAATATAGCAAAAATAGAACTACCTCCACCTATCCAAAGTGTTCTACTTGTGCTTACTTTCTTAAAGAGATTAATTCCTAAATCCCTAATTAATTGCCATATCATTTTAACCGTAATAATAACCATAACTACTTATGTAGTCCGCTTTTGAACCATCTGTTCTTACAAGAGTATATTTTATTTTTGCTGTTGTTCCTGTATGAGCCATATCCTTTAATATACTCGGTGTTATTTCTGAATAATTGCTTCCTCCATCAAATGTAGCATATCTTGTCAACGTAGATGTTGCATCTATTGAAGTTATGTCTTTTAATATAATCGTAGTATCTGTTGCAGTTATTGTTTCAGTATCTGTTACTAATTCAGATGTTAATTCTACTGCTGTTAATAATGGAACAGACTCATCATCATAGAAATCTATTTTTGTATAAGATCCAGAAGTAGGTGCATTTTCTGTAAATGTCACACCACCTACACATAAAAATATTGATTGAACATACATCTCATAATCACTACAAGATGTGCATTCCATCTGTGCAGTTGCTGGATTATCTGTTTCATCTTCTGTTTTATCTGTTCCTGTTTCATCAATTGTAGTTGTGCTTGCTGAATTAAGTGTTGTTCCTGATGGCACTTTCCATTTAGATACATATCCTGCAATGGTTGAATAACATTTACTCCAACTTGAAAAATCTACATTTGTTGAAGTATCTGTAAATGTCATATCATAATAACCTGTAGTTGGCTGTCCGCCAGCAACTTTATTATAATCCAGTTTTGCATAGAAAGCCCTTTTCCCAACATCTCTTGTTGTTGATGTTCTAAGAGCAGTTAAACCTGTAATTCCTGTAACATTATCATCAGTTCCATTTGTTCCATAAAATAATGTTTTATATATCTGTGCTCTTTTTACTGCAGAAGTACCAGTAGTACAATATAATAACCATTTACCGCTACTTGCTATTTTAACACAAAGACAATTATTTTCTGCAAAATCTCCTGTTGTTAAACTTGTTGCTTCTATTATTACATACGGCCCAAAAGTTGTTTCGCTTGGCACAATATAATACTCACTTGTTGAATTATAATAAAGTAAATCATAACTTGAAGCATTATCACTCGGGAATAAGTTTAATTTAAAATTATCTTGATTTGTAGTAGTTGCACCATCTATAGCATAATTTATGCTATTTGTTAAAACAAAACTAAAATTATTAGCTAATTCATCTGCATCTATCAATGTTCCACTTGTTATGTTATCTAATTTTTCTGCTGTAACCATTTTTCCTCCTTATCCAAAATATGCTCCATATCCTTCTATATAATCTGTAGAAGCTGTATTGCTTCGTGTAAACGTAAATTTTATTTTCATTTGAGTTCCTGCATTCGGAATATTAGTTAAGACTTTTTCAGTTGCAGAGGTATAGTTGCCTCCATTATCAAAACTGACTTCAATAGTCAAAGCAGTTGTTGCTGCTGATGTTGAAATTGTTTTTACAATGGCCATCGTATCAGTAACTGTGACTGTAGCAACAGCAGTTGTTAATGTGCAAACATCTGTTCCTCCTCCTGTATCACAATCATATCTATCAGTTCCAGCATCGTAAGTCATATTAGTATCTGCAGAAGCAGTATCACTTACAAACAAATCTAAATCTAAATTATCTTGATTAGTTGATGTTGCTTCATCAAGAGCATAACCTAAATGAGTAGATAGACAAAAACTAACATTTTCCATAACATTATCTGCATCAGTTGTTGTATCATTTGCTATAACATTTATTGTATCAGTTGTAACTGCTATTTTAATCTTCCTCCAAAGTTTGTTTTAATAATAACCCATAGTCAATTTTTGCTTTAGGATTTTTATCTAATATTTCTTTCTTCTTCTTTTTCATTTCTTTTTCTAATTTATCTTGAACCATTTAATCAATACTTAACCTCTCGTTTGTTTCATCCCAATTACAAGTAGTTGAAACTGAATCTTTAAAGTCATCATCATAAAACGTTTCTTTAACTATCTGATCAGGCCACACTATTCTAACTTGAACTAAAGATTCTGCATAATCTTCCTTATAGCTTGTTGTATTCCAAATTGAATCTACTCTATTATATATTCCATCGGTTGTAGTATCTCTTGTATAAATCATTGTATATCTTTTTATATAATCCATATTGTGATTAAAATCTCTTAAGTGTGTTAAGTAGTCTTGGTTCTTTGTATATTCTCTTTCTATCTTTTTAAGTCTTTCATCTATACTAATTAACCAAGTTTCCAATCTCCATTGTTTGTCACTTAGTTCTACTTCATCACCCTCATAAGGATAGTTATATGTAACCTTATTAGCAACTAATGTTCTACTTTCATTATTTATTGAATCTTGAATAGAAATTAAATAACCTGATTTAATATCTGTTACCTTAGCAAACTTAATACTTGTATCTGCAAATGGTGTAGCATATTTAGAAAGTATTTGCCTTGCTTTTTCTTCTGCACTTGCTACTTCTTTCATATCTTCAAATACTAATGTTTTTTTGTATTCTCCATATTTTGTTATACTTTCATCATTTTGACCTGTAATAGGAACTGGAATTGAATAAGAATATCTAACTTCTATTGTAAGACCATCTCCAGGAGCAGTTACGAATATAACCTTTCTAACATCTGGATTGGTATCAACACTGTAATCATAAGTTTCAGTTGAACGAGAAATACCTCCTGTTTGTAATGCTGAATCTAAATATACCTTTATACTTTCTGGAACATAAGTTAATTGAAAGTCTGTAGTTCCGGCTGCATCTCCAGTAAACTCTTCTGTAGTTTCTACTAATTGCCTTGCTCCTAAAATAATAACATTATTAATACATTCAGAATTATCTATCTTCCATTTAGGAGTTTCCATTATATGTGTTCCTGTAACAAGAGTTGTTCCATATTCTGTATATCCTTTTGGTTCTAAATAAACTAAGTCATCTACAGGATTATAATAGAATTGCCAATCTAATATTTCTGCAAGAAACTTACATCTATCATATAAATTATCGTGATTACATACAAACTTATCTAAAATAAGAGCAGGGTATAAAGTAGCACTATCTTGAACTGAAGCAGATGTTGCTGTTAAACTTGAGTAAGTGTTAATAATATCTGAAAATATATCACTTGGAACTCCTGCACTTGTATCTATATCTTTATCATAAGAATAAACCATCTCTTCTTTCTTAAGAGCATATAACATATCCTTTGCATTAACCATAATAAATGGATGTTTAATTTCTTGGATCTCTATTAAACCTTTAAACATTATATTTTCTTGTCCAGTTACATCTCCTCTTCTAATAATTACTTCTTGTCCAGATTCAGTAGTTACTACTTCTGAGATTGTTTTAACAAATTTTATATCTGTTCTTGACATAAAATCTCTACCTATCTCATCATTTATTTTCCAATTAACGACATAACTTGTTACATCAATGCCATTTATTGTTACATAAGTTTTCTTTGGCATATATTCCCCTTAAGATATTTTTTGTCCTTCTACTATTGTAATTGTAAAATCCACTATTAAAACTGAATCTGTTGAAAAATTATATGCAAAATTAAGTGGTAAGAAAGTTCCTTCATAAGTCTTTCCAACATAATTAACATAATTCTTAGCTACTGGATTACCATCATTCTGCCAGTCATCCATCTCTTGCAAAAATGCTAATATCTGAGTTGATGTTCCAGTATAATATCCTGTTAATGTAATACTTCTTGTTGGTCCAAATACTGCTGAATGTAAAGCATCTCCAGATGCAGTTCCAGAAGCATCTCCATCTCCAGGCATAGGAATTAACATAGTGTTATTTTCAAAGGACATTCTTTCATCATTAATGTGACATCTACTTCCATTAAATTCTGTCATCCCTGTTAGTGTTGGGTGTTGAACTGCCATTATCCTGTCCCTGTGACAACACCAACTCTTTTATATAGATCTCCTATAGTGTCGCCATCTTCTTTTTGAGAATACATACTTGCCATTTCAGAATATCCTCCTCCACCTCTTCTTGGTGAACCTATCATATCTGCTCCTGCCCATACTGATGCTGCTGTTTTAGCACTTAATTGTCTCTTTGTGCTTAAAGGTAATGAACCATACCACTTTACAAATGTCTGCATTGATTTTGCTGACTTATTTATTGATTCAGTAAATTTATCCACTACTGGTATTGTTTCTTGTGTCATCATTTGAAATCCACCTTGAACATCTGTTGCTACTGCATTAGCATTAGCATAAGCAACTATATTTCCTTCTGCATCATAAAGAGCATCACTTTGTATTACTATGCTATCTGTAGTTGTATCTATTTTGTCAGGTAGTTCATCTTGTACATCTTTAATTGATTCAAAAGGATTATCTGTTCCAAATCCTCCGTGATTACCTATAGCAAAAGGATCAAACTTCTTTTTAACAGGATCATTAATATCCCAAGGTGTTGTTTTTGGTGTAAGAGTTCCACCATCTACTACAGTTTTTATATCTTGATATTTTTTAAAGAGATCCCAAATTAATATAAATTCATCTTTCATTCTTTTAAACGTATCACTTTCTAAAAAGTTATTTATTTGCCCTTTTAAAGTTTTAAATCCTATTACTGCTGTAACTGCTACTGCTGCAGGAATCAAAATAAGACCTCCTGTACTTGTTACCCCTGCTCCGATGGCCAAAGCTAATCCTGTTGCTGCAGCTAATGCTCCAACTATTGCCCCACCTTTTCCACCAAATGCTGCCCCAAATGCTGCACCAAATAATAGTCCACCAATTATAAGGGCTACAGGTAAACCTAATGCAGCTGTTCCTGCTGCAGTGGATATAACTGCTCCACCACCTAATCCTAATGCAGTCGCTATACTTGACATAATAACTTTTAATGTTAATCCTGTTGCTAATAATATACCACCGAGAGTTAAGAAAGCTTTACCTGCTCCTTCTGGATCTTCTGCTATTGAATCTGTTATTGCAGGTAAGAATCCCATCTGAGCTGACTTTGCAGCTAAAGGTCCAAAGAATCTAATCAAGATCATAGCAAGGGGTCTTATTAATTGTGCAAATAAATCCCCTATAGGTCTAAGTGCCATATCAATACCTTTCCCTAACATATCCATACTTGCAGCTAATAATGGACTTGCTTTTGCTATTCTATCTATTCCTTTAGCTATACCACTAAGTAAATCTGTAATAGGAATAGTGAACATTCCTGCCATCTTTTTCTGCTCTGCTTGAGATTGTCCACCACTGGATAGACCTGCAGGTGTTCCTGCCATACCTGCTCCTACTCCTCCACTTATACCACTAATATCTGGTATAAGCTTGACTTTTATTGTTGGTTCTGCCAAAGTTAATCAACCTCCAATATTATTTCTTTTCTTAATCTATGTTCTGCTTTCATATGGCACTTCCTACATAACGCAATTAAATTATCTAATTCATTACTTCCCCCACTTAAAAATGGAACTATGTGGTGTATATCTAAAGAACTTTTAGTAATTGCACAATCTTGACAAGTAAAGTGGTCTCTTTTATATACTAAATATCTTATAGCCTCCCAATCATCACCATATCTTCCAGGAGAAACCAACTTACTTCTTCCATCTATATAATTCCAAGGCCTTTGTCCTTTCTTAAATAATTTTATTTTTCTTTTGGTTTCTTCAGTATGTGTCTTACCATAAAAAGGATTATCTTTTCCCATCATAGTTCCTTTCTTAGATCCACTTATTCTATCTTTTGTTTCTTGAGATAATTTAACACCTTTCCGAGGAGAAACTCTACCTAAAAACCTTCCTTGAAACATATCACTTAGTTTCTTCTTAGTTTCTTCAGTATGTTTGTATCCTATTGGTCTTGCCATTTTCTTGATTTATTCTCTCTCTTTCCATACTATTTTGTTGAGCTATTTCTATTGCCCTAAAACCATTAACATATCGCATACTCAGATTGTCTACTTGGTCAGGCATAAAGCCATACTTTTCTGCAAATTCTCTTTTAATGAATAATTCCTGCAATTCTAATGGTATCTTCTTATCACGAATTGCAAGTTCTACTTTTTTTTATCATCCTCTGAAATACCTAAGTTAAGAGTTTGCTCTGCTCTGCTTAATGCATCACCAGATTTAAGAGGTAATCCCCTTATAAGCTTCATTTTTGCATCTTCTGTTCCTGCACTCTTCCAACCTGCTATATCCATATTTTTGATAGTATAGACTAATCTCCATTCACCAAATTCTATGGTATCTACTTTTGCTGATTGTGTCATTAAATCTACTTTTGTTGCTTTTCTTAAAGCATTATTTCGTTCTCCAAAAGTTAATGCTTCCATTATAACTTTACAGGGCTTCCCATTAAGTTCTATTTCTACTTCTTGTGTCATATTTCCACCTCTTGGTGTATTTTATTTTTAGCACGCTTGTGCATCTCTGTTTTCAAATGATATTCCTCACAATAGGTAATACCATTATCAACAGCCCACAACTCTTTACAATTTAATGCTTCTTGAGTTGTTTTAATGTTATTTTCTTTCAAAATATCTTTAACTTGTTTTTTGTGGTGCGCATTTAATTTAACTCCAACAATATTAGAACAGAAAGAACATTTGGGATTCTGACAAATAAAATTATCCCTCATAAAAATTAGTTCTCTCCATATCTTCATTTTACTTGTTGCTCTTAATAAGTCATTTAATTGTGTAGTTCCACCTTTCCAATTACTTGTTCTTGCTCCAAATCTTGTCTTTGTCCAAGTATTTAATCCCTTATGAGATTTGCTCATTTTCTCTTTGGTTTCTTCTGATATTTTTCTTCCACTCATTCTTATGCTACATTCTTTACCCATTCTTTCTAATGTTTCTTTTGGAATAAAACATTTCCCTTTATGTGCTTCACTCATCCTTCTCTTTGCTTCTTTTGTATGGTGTTGAAGACCTTTTTTCCCTTTGTTAATTGGTATATTACCTAAATGTGTTTCACTTACTCGTTTTTTTGCTTCGGTTGTGTGATGTTTACCATAAAAAGGATTATTTTTACCTGACATATCTGCGTGATTTTCACTAATCTTTCTTCTATGTTCTTCAGTAAATTTCTTTCCCTTCCAATATTTAGCATATACCATTTTATTCCTCCATCTCTCTTGAGACTTTATGTTGCTTTGTAATATTCTATGAAGTTTGTCTTAGCTGATTTTGCTCCACCAATGAAAGTTGTTTCTACTAAACCTCCACCTACTGATGCACTTGTGCTCATATTCATAATATAAGCATCATCTAATAAGAATTTAACATTCAAATCATCACTTGTAGCTCCTTCTGCAAACTGTCCTAATATTTCCATATCTGCTGTAACAAAACCATTAGTTACTCCAGTATCAAATGTGTGTGGTGTTGCTGCATCTTCAAGAAAATCATTCCTCATAGCTGCCATCTGTGTAGATGATGCTATTGTTGTCACACTCCAATCCCATTTTCTTTGACCTGTTAAAGGTGTTTGAATAAACCTACTTCCTAACTCTCTGTAAATAATTGGATTGTTATTAGTTGTTATAGAGAAGTTTGTTACATGAACTACCTCTGTAGGTGTTGCATCATAACTAAAACTTCCTTGTTGAAACGCCATAGGGTTTCCTGTTTCTGCAGTATGTGCTTCTACATCTACCGCATCACAAAATATGTTTTGCGCAGTTATGTCTGCTCTTGCTGTAAGTAATCCTCCTTGTGCACAACTAACTGTTGCACTTGGCATAATACATCCTATAAAAAGTGTCGTATCGTCTGCTGGTGTTCCAGCTACCACTCCTACACCCTCTAAAGCTGCTGTTAATTGAAAAGTAGGTATATCTGTTGCTGCAGTATAACCATAATCATCACTTTCTACAATTAAATAAGGGTCTGCTGTACTTCCTGCTGAACCTGATACTCCTCCTACTGCCATCTTTAAAAAATCTATTGAGACGCTTCTTCCTGCTGAAAAGTTTGCTAATAAGTTCCATTCCATAGATGCTGTTACATCTACAGTTCCTTTCATTACACTTGTTTCGTTTCTTCCTTCACCTAATCCATGTAATCTTTGAACTGCATCACTCCAACTTGAAGTGTAACTTGTTACCTTTCCTATTTCTGCTGGACTTCCTGCTGCCGTTCCATATGCTGTTTCTAAGTCATACCACATCTGAACATTTTGTGGTGGGTATAATCCTTCTACCATCTTATTCTACCTCCTTTGGCTTTTCTGCCTTTGTTTTTTTCTTAAATCGTTTATCATTCTCTACTTGTTTAATACCTTCCTCTGTTGTTATAATAAACTCAGTATCTTTATTGAGAATAATATAACCCATCCCTTTAAATCTACATCTTGTTTCTTCTTTATCTCCTACATAAATATAGTGTTCTTCTATTGTTGCATTTTTTTTTACCATTTTAAGTTTCTCCGACATTTATTGCCTTTAAGTTTATTTCAACCCTTCTTTTGAATAATTTATGTATTTCATCATAAGGATCTCTTGTATTAGCCAATAAGTTACCATAAAATAACTTATTCTTTGTATTTGAATAAGTAGCAATATTCTTTTTTACTTGTTTGATTAGATCTCTTGCTATCTTATCTACTACGTCTTGCCCTTCTATATATGAACTTGAGGTTTCTTGAACCATAAACTTTATTACATCTCCTACTACCCAACCACTTGGAAAATTACCCATATCCATAACTGTAGTACCTGAGCTATCAGTTGTTCCTATTTCTGTGCTAAATTCGGCATTAGTTCCATTGTAAGCGTATATTTTAGCATTTTGGATGGGTGTAGTGCCATCTGTATCATAAACTGGTCCTACTAACACTGGGTGTGGTGTATTCATAGCTGTCATTTATATCTCCAAAGTTATACTTCCAGATTGCTGACTTCCAGAATCTGTTAATGTTAATGTGTCTAATCCTGTTATATAAGGAACTTTTAGATCCTTTTTACTTACTATAAAAAAAGCTAAATGTATTGAATCATATTCTGCAATAGCATCAAATCCTAATGTATCTGCACTTTCGCTTACGTGGATTATTCCTACTCTGGGATAACTATCTCTAACTAAATCTACTCTTGGCATATCAGGGAATATCCAATTTGTGCTTGTATTACCACTTGCATCCGTTCTATTTGTGTTATAGTCCCAAATACCATAAGTAGTATCTCTAAGCAACTGCATCATTCTAATATCTGGTTCGTGAGTTATCAATCTAAACCCCTCCCTATTACTAAGCCTGTTGCTTCAAATGCTCCTGCCATTTCTACTTTTCCTGCACCTACTATATGTTTCATTATTCTTCTTGTAACATCTCCAGTATATTTAGCTTGAACTAAATCAAGAGACTTATTGAAATACCATCTTGGTTGTATTCCTTTAGTATATTTAGCAAATACTCTATCTCCTGTTCTTGGATCTATCCAACTAAGACAACTTGCATTTAATGGCCTAATCAAATGTGGTGTTCCGTGTCCTGCTGATACAAATAAACCTGTTCCATATTCAAGATAGCTATTATGAATTAATATTCCTCCGGCTACAAAGCTATTTTCATCTTTGACTGTAAAATCATATAAAGCAGGTAGTGAACTATTACCTTTCCTTTTTAATTCTATTTTGTCTAAATGTTTAATCTGTACAGGTTTAAAAATATTCAAATTAACTTCTGGAAGACTACATGCTGGATTTCTTAATCTTCCATGACAACTTGGGCACAAAGTGAGTAAATTATTTGGATTACTATTTTTTTTATTAAAATCAATATGATGAACTAACAAATAAGGAATCTCTTTATTTTCTTTATCTCTTCCGCAAGATTGGCAAGTATATTCATCTCTTTTCTTTATCTCTTCTTTTAATTGTTTGTTAAACCTCCAATCATAAGGTTCTCTTGATATTCCACCCATCCATTGTGAATTTAAAGGACCAAACCTCTTTTGTTCTTCTCTTAATTTCCAATTTTGTCCTTTTGCAAAATTATGTTCTCCATGTTCGTGTCTACATTTAATAGAACAATAATGAACATGTCTATATTTTAATTCATATTTGTTAACCCAAAACTCTTCACCACATATACACACAAATTTCTTTTTGTTTGAATTATCGGTAATTGCATTATGACTTCTTTTTCTAAATATATAATCATTTTTAGTAAGATTTTTAGCTTCAATCCATTCAAGATTATTATTTCTTAAAGTTAAAATTAAATGATCTTCTGTAACTATTAATTTATTTCTATCATTAACTCCTATTTTTATTCCTTTAATATTTTTTTGTCCTTTGGTTGAAAATCTTAATTTTTTAATTATTTTATGAGCTTTTCCATCTTTAGATAAAACTTCATCAAATTTATAAGATCCAATAGTATCAGATGTTTTATGTATTGGATTGTATATGGAATGTGTAGAACCTATTAAACAAGCATATTCTTTATCACTATAAACAATATAACCATTTCCTTCTTTTTTAACTTCAATAGAGCTTTCATACTCTCCGGTTGCATATCCACTTTCCATTCTGATTAATCTTTTGATTTCTACTTGAATGTCCTCAGCCATAGTTTTAGCTACTGCATCCATTACTAATCCTACATCCTTAGTATCTACTTGTATCAATCTCTCCTCTTAAGCGAATATCTTTTATGAATTGTAACTCCTTGCATTTTAGGAGCATCTACTAATTTAGTTACTTCCCATTCTATATCATCTTGATCTATAATTCCATCTTCAATATTAATATCTGTATCGTGTTCTACAATTAGAGTAGCATCACCTGATTGAACCCAACCTTGTTCTATTAGTTGTTTATCTGCTGGTGTAACGTAATTAATAAATCCATCAATCGTAGTGTCTGCAGTAGTCACATTAGTAAGTCTACCTGCTTCATCTGGGGTTCTTGTATAAACCCTTCTTGTTAGATTTGTATTAAATGCTGCAGAATAATTAGTTACCTTAAGAATTTCTCTGAATCTGTTTCTTGCAAATTCTGGAAAGTTTAGACCCATTTTCTAATTCCTTTAATCTTTTGTGTATCTTTAGATGACATTTTCTACAAACCACCAATAAATTATCTATATTGTTGTTTTCTCTATTTTTATCAATATGATGCACTTGCACTTCCATTTTTGAACCACAAGATTCACACACTTTTTCTTTATATCTTAGTGCTTTTGTTCTTCCTATATTTTTTCCATGTATTGTGTGAGATTTACTTGATTTCTTTTGATTATCTTTATTTTTCATAGGATTATTAAGGATATTCCTTAATGTTAAATCTGGTCTCTTTCTTCCTACATTTATTTTATTTCCTTTCTTAAATTGAATATCTTTCAAATGCTCAATCTTTTGTCCTTTTTTGTGTTTCCAATAACAATCATAATTACAAAATTTATATTCCCTACCTTGTTTTTTTTCAAATTCTTTTCCACATTGAATGCAAATAAATTGTTTTGTTTTCATATTATCACCATATAATGTTAATGTATGGTAATATTTAATGATTTATATTATGTAATATAGAGATTAAAAGCAATGCTTAAAACCCCTTTAAACCCCCATTATAATCTGTCTTTGACCAATCCATCTCATAAGCTGTTCTATTCTTTTATTTGCTTGTTTCATAAACTCAGCAATATTTACATACGGTTCACCTACGCCGATACTTACTCCACCTAATGTATAGCTTGTAACATCATTATAAGATCCACCAGACAAATTCATATAAAGTCTTAATCCTGTAAGCCAACAAGTTAATTCTGTTATTTTATTTGGTGTAGTGGTCATTCCATAAGTTCCTGTTACTTTAATCTTTTTGCAAGCAGTAGAAGGTTCATAATCTTTAATTACAATCTTTCCATAATCATACCATTCAAATTCATCTGGATAGTTATCCCCAGTTAATTCATCATCTGTTAGTTCACTTCCATCTGCATCATAAAACTCTATTTTAGTAATACTTGATAATGGTTTATATTTGCTAACTATAAAGTTTTTTGGTAGCTTTTCACTTGCCCTATCTTCTGTAGTTGTATAAATAGAATAATTAGAAGCATTAAGTATTTCCTCATAATCAAATTCTTCTGTGAAATCTGTAGCTGTGTCCCACTTTCTATCAGTCATTTCATTTACTTCATCATCTGCAAATGCTAATTGATTACTTACTTCTGTATCATTAAAAGGTTCACACCATACATATTTTCCATAAAGAACTTTAGTTTGTAATTTAGCTAATCCTGTATTAGTTAAGCTTATTTTTCCTTTAGGTTTATCCAAAGTATAATCTTCTGTTTCTACTAAGTCTGTAAATGTATTAGAACCACTTGCTCCATAGTAAAGCGTATAAGAAGTTGCTATTACATTCTCATGATCTAAATCAAAATCTTTATTAGAATTATCACCAGTGCCTACATTTTCGTGATTGATATTATTAGAAAGACCTATTAAATCCAATACTTGTTTAGTTGTTGCGTATGTCATATATATCACCCCAAGAACTATGTCAAGCACTTGCTTAATTATACCCTCTTGGGTTTATTTCTTATACTTACCTAACTTTAATTTCTTAAAGAAGGTTGTGAGCATCTTTTTTCCTCTTGTTGTTTTCTTAGCATACCAATAACTTACCATACCGAAGAACCCTGCAAACCACCAATAACCTATGGCAATTATAACATCTCCTGCTCCTACTGCTACCCCTTTTAAGAAAACTATAACATTCATATCTGTAATATCAAAATCTAATTGTATTCTACCACCTTGTGCTTTTACTGTTCTTTCACACATAGAATCTCCAGAACAAGCTCTTACGAATATATCATCTCCAGGATAATATTGATTAGGTAAATTAGCTAACTCTACTTGAAATTCACCATTTGAATTAGTTTCTGTAACAACACTATCCCCTGTCCTTAAGTTTCTAACTTCAACATTAAATCCTTCGTGAGGTATTCCATTAATTGTAACTTGTCCATAAACTGGTAATGGCATAACGAAAGCACTAACTGCTGATGCTAACATTAAACTTATTATTAATAATATTGGTAGTATCTTTTTCATTTTTTCACCTATGCTGTTGTTTGATTAGTCCAGTTATATGAACCACTTGATGTGTTATATGCTCTTACCCATACTGCTGTTCCTTTAGTAATAGGAGTATTCATATTAAAAGTTAAGTTAGCAAAATAAGATATATAATATCCATTTGAATTGTTATACCAACTCATTACATCTGCTACATTACCATCTAAACTTGTATTTATTTCTTTGAAAGTTAAATTATCTCTTTTAGCATTTATTATATTCCAGTTATCATTAGAGTTGTTTCCAATAACATCCCAAGTATAATCTTGACTTATTGAGAAGTTTCTTCCACAACCTTCCCAGTTACCTACTGCATCCATATATAATAATACTGCATTATTTGAAGCATTACCTGCTACTCCTGTCCTTTTAACTACTTGAGCTGCATTAGTTGTTCCTGTTGTATATGAAACGAATGTTCCTGCTGAGTTGTTATACATAGCTACTGTACTTGCTCCAGTTTCTTTTGAGATAGTAGAAAGATTTACATCTACATCTCTTACTATACCATATAAATTCCAACCTGCTGTTAGATCCCATCCTGTTGTATTGTGGGTATAATCTTTTGTATAAGTACTTTTTGTATCTGGATTACTTAAACCAGATTCTGCTACTGGTCTTATTGAAATATTATAAGATTTACTATCTGCAGGCAAACTAATATTTAGCCTTGTATGATTATCCCCTTCACTATCTTGTGTGTACCATCTTGTTGTTCTATTACTTAAACCATCTTTACTTAACATAGTTATATTGTAATGTGAAAAATCTGTATCTGTAGTTGCATTAAAATAAAGCTCTGGTGTTGCATCTGAACAAATCATATTTTGATTTATATTTAATATTGAAATATTATCTGGTAAGTCAGTATCAACTTTTACTGTTATATTTCTTCCTGCCTTTAAAGCTGCATAAGCTGTTCCATTATATCCTACACAACCTACTCCAAATAAATAACCTGTTCCATTATCTGCAATTCCTGTGGTATTATAAGTGATATTTCTAAATGTATCATTTGTTACATCTCTTAAAGTCATAGTTGTATTAAGATACCAACTACCATTAAAATTTGTAGTCAAAGAACAATTAAACATTGTATCGTTTCCTACTGGTTTAAATTGAATCCAAGGTGTTGAATTTGTAAACCAACCAAAATTATCTGGTGTAGTTACATTCATAGTGGTATCAGCAGTCGCTATTGCAAAGACTGAACTAACCATTAATAACATCATTATTAAAAATATATTTATTGTTTTCATATTGAAATTGATGGTGCTGCCGATGTTGCTGTTGTTATCGTTACAGTTCTATTACCTCCACTTACAGTATAAGTATTACTTCCTTCCTTTATTCCTAAGACAGTGAATGTTATTATGTCTCCTTTAACATATGTTCCTAATTTTGATATATCATAAACTACTGGTGAGCTTGCCTTAAATGTTGTTACTTCTGAATCTCCTGTTGTTCCATTAACTATCTTTAATATTGTCCCTTTAGTTGCTCCAGTAGCAGTTATTCTTACTGGATGTGGAGATTGTATATTTGCAGTCATTTTAACTCACTAACACCTTTATCCCTGTTGGTTCAGTTTCTGTAGTTATTACAAAGCTGTCCCACATTAAACCTTTACTCATAGTAAAATTTGTATCTCCTACTACTGTGATTGGAGCTTTTAATTCAGTTCCATTAATTGTTTTGATTGTGATTGTTGCTGCAGGTCTTAATACTACAGTTTTTGCTCTTCTTTCTAAATTTAAATATCTATTAGTTACTGTATCTGTTCCATCATCTTTTATATTAATTGTTACGTCAGAAGCACTTGCTATATCAAATTCATCATTCTGGACAATTCCATCTCCAGTTTCAACTTCCTGCCAACTTATTTCATATACCATTATGCTTGTAGCTCCAATATTAGCTCTACTCTGCCTTTTTCATACTTAGGTATTATATTTATACCATATCTATTGATTAATTTAATTTGGTCATCTTTCTTCATTTTGTATAATTGTTCGTTAGTATATCTTGTTATTTTAGGTTTAACTTCTTTTTTGCTTTTTGTTATTATTTCAAGATCTAAATCATTTGCTATTCTATCTTTAATTTTATAGTGTTCATCAATATCTTCTTCTGTCTTAGGATATATATGAACTTGTTTTTTATCCGTTCTGATGTGTTTGCACACGTTGCCTTTATTATAAACTCTCATTTTAAGTAGTTCCACATAAAAATAATGTTATTTTTTCATCTGTCATTCCCGCATAATTAATAGTTACTGCACTTCCACTCATTGTGCAATTAATATGGGCATCATTATCTTCGTTTCCACTTGCGATAGCTATTCTAACAATATTAAACTTTTTGCTTTCATAGATCTCTCCATCTGATGCTGTTAGTTGAACTACCTCATAACTTGGATTAGCTGTCATAAAATTTAAAGTATCAGTTGGTGCTGCCATTATGCTGTGAACACTCCTGGTTTCCCAAATAGAATTAATGTTACGTTTTTATCAGTTGCACCATTATAGTTTATAGTTACTGTTCCACTTCCGTCACTCACCACATTAATATGGTTATCATCTGCTTCATTCTTTCCAACTAAAGCACAAGTTACATTTTGAAACTTTCTACTAACATAAGTTTCTGCATTTGAGCAATCTAATTGGACTACCTCTATACAAGGATCTGCCACTTGAATTCTATAATTTACGGTTGCATCTGCCATTTTATTTCATCTTTGTTCCGAATAGTAATAAACTCATTACCTCGTCACTTCCTCCTACACTTCCTATTGTTACTGTTTGACTTCCGTCCGTTACAACTTCTACGTGAGCATCTGTGTCTGTATTCATACAAACTACTGCTGCATAAATCATTTCAAACTTTCTGCTCGTATAAGTATATCCATCAGTTACTGTAAGTTGAACTGCCTCCATATAAGATGGCAATCCTTCTACAAAATAATTAACAGTGCAAGCCGTCATTAAGTTGCTCCACCTGTAGATTTAACACTTGAACCTAATACTATAAAAGTGCATATTCCTGCTACATTAAAATAAACTTTGTTATCAGTTCCATCTAAATATGCTTCTTGATTAGTGCCATCTGCTGTCGTAAATGTGTAAGCAAATTTGGTTAGTTCCATACCAGACATTACTACCCAGTCATCTACATCTGTTGTCGTTACTGTATTAATACTTAAAACATCTCCAGTATCTAATACTGTTCGTAAAACATTAGTTGCTGTTCTTACTCCTGCTCCCATTTTATGTAGCACCTCCGATTGAATCTATGCTTGTTCCAAGAACCATAAATGTTGCTGCTCCTGTTGTTGCAAAGAATACTTTATTATCTGTATTTGGTGATGCTGTCAAATATGCTTTTTGATCTGTTCCATCTGCTGTTTTAAAAGCATTTGCAAACTTGATTAATTCATAATTATCCATTACACACCAATCTCCACCTGCTGCTACAGTAACTGTATATACTCCTAATAGCAATCCACCACCAAGAGCTTTTTCCCATACTTTTGTTTCTACTTTAACTCCTGCCATTTTATGTAGAACCTCCTGTTGATTTCAATGATGTTCCTATTGTTAGTACTGTTGCTGCTCCTGCCACATCTAAGTAAACTTTTTGGTCTGAACCTGTCACATATGCTTCTTGATTAGTTCCGTCAATAGATGTAAAGGCAATCGCAGTTTTAGTAGCTTCCATATTACTCATAACAAACCAATCATCTGTAGCTGTAGAGGTTACAGTATCAATACTAAGAATACTATTTCCTAACGCTATAGTTTCAACGTTTGTCGCTGTCTTTTCTGCTGCCGTTTTAATCACCCCTCACAGGTATTCTTAAGAACTGACAATTCAATTCTGATTTAATTTCATTTTCTCTCATTTTATCCTCCTTTATAAGATTGTTATGGTGTGGTTCATCCACTTCTACTGCTAAGTTTAAAGCAGGGCAATAACCATCTAAAAAGTAACCATTAACCTTATGTTGTCTGAATATTTCATAGCCGAAGTTCTTTTCTAACCTCCGATTTTAAGATACGCTTGTTAGCTGACTATTGAACTTTTCTGCTTTTGGAACTAATGCTTCATAGCACTTAATCATAAATTTCTGGCTATCATTAGTTTTAGCAAGTTCTTCATAAGTTGCATCTAATAGTGTACCCATTTCCGAAGATTCTCTTGTTAAGCACAAGAACTCTCTTGAACTGTCTGCTCCTGTTAAGAACCTTGACTTAATATGGTTTACACCATCTATTGAGAAAGCTCCTGCAATTCCAAATGGTAAGTTAACTGCTTGGTCAACATATCTTTGGAAATCCATTAACAATCCTTTCATATAACTATGTGTAGTTGCTTGCATAACATTTAAGTTATTGTTTCCACTTGCATTAAAGATTGTATCATTTTCTGTTCTTATATCTCCAAGTGTAACTTCTGCTGCACTCAAACTTCTTGAGTTAGTTGATATTCCATTAATCATACCATCATATTCTGTTGAATAAGTTGAAACATCTCCATTAAGAATAGTTTGTTCTTCTAATTCTCTTAACTCTATTGTTTTAACTCTAACATCTAAAGCTCTAACATCAATAAAGTGTCTTGAAGTCATAATTGCAGGTCCTGTGATTCTTCCTACTGCATAAGCGAATTTAACTTGAACACTTTGTCTGTCGTATGTATCAACATCTTCATCCATAGCTCCATCTTCTAATTTCCACTTTGCTCCTGCTTTAGTTGTTAATTGATTGAAATCAACTGATTTTCCTCTAATAGCCCTTCTTGGTATTAATTCAACTAAAGGTGTTTGTTTCCTTGTTAAATCTACTACTTCTGGATCTACATATACTGGTGAGAAAGCTGAACTTGCTGTTCCTGCTCCACCTGTTCCTGCAGCATCTGTTGCTCCTGCTACGAATGATGGTGCTTTGATAATTTCATCACGTCTATCTACTCTTTTGTCTACTCCGTTTTCTTGTGCATCATAATAAACTTCTTTGTTATGTATTGATTCTCCGAATGTTTGTGAGAAGGATACATCTTCATCTATTGCTGCTCCTGATCCCCAATTTGCCATTTTATTGTTCCTCCTTGTAATTGCATTTTTTTGCAAAATAACTTTCAATAAAGCCCATACTTGTTGATTGAGCTGTTGATTCTGTTACTGTTTCTTGAATCGCTTTTAACTTTGGCATTTTAGCCATAGCTTTTTCTACTTCTAAATTAACGATTTTTTGAACATCAATTTCTGCTGATTTGTCTTCTTTCATATCTTTTTTCTTTTTCTTTTTATCTTTATCAGCATCATCTTCTTCTTCATCTTTAGGTTTGAATTTCTTTTCTGCTGCTGGTTCTGCTGGTTTTTCTGCTTCTGCTTTTGGTTCCTCAACCTTAGCTTCTTCCTCAGGTGTTTCTTGAGGTTCTTCTGCTCCTTCTGTTTTTTTCATCTTGATTTCCTCCGATTTATCTAAGCCAAATGACTTAGCTACACTTGTATAAGAATTTCTATTAGACTGAATAGGTGTAAAGGTTGCTTCCATTACTTCTATATCTGTCCATTGTTTGTATTGTTCACCATCTTTTGTTACCATTTCAGATGAGTTTGGTTTTGCTCCTATACTGATACCACAACTTCCACCCATAGACGATGCTTCTTCTATTTGCTTTTTAATTTGTTGTGCTTTAGGATTAGCTTCTTCACTAAAGAATGTTGGTTCTCCCATAACTGCATAATGGCCTCCATTCTCTACTTTTTGTAGATTTTGAAAAGTTCCAACCCAAGAATCCATTTTGTTCTCGTGGTCTGCTAATGCTGGAATATTAAGTTTTTTAGAAAGCTGGTCCATAACTGATTCACTCATAAGTTCTTTATCTCTGTCAAGTGACGTGTCAGTAAGAATTGCTGAGAATTTACCATCTGCGTTCTTCTTGATTGGCATCCATAACTTTAGCAGTTCTTTTGATTCCATAAACTACATATTGGAATGGGTGTATTTAAAGCTTTGCTCGTCTATAATTATGTTATAATTATTTGATATACTTTTCTCTGAAATACTTGTCTTTTTCGTTTTTTTCTTGATCTTCTTGGTATTTTCTATGTTCCTTTTCCATTTCTTCTATATCCATTATATACCTCTCAACATCCTTATTAGCTTTTTATGATCTAATTTTGTATTAATTCTATACATCTTGGTAATATCCTTTCCTATGCCAGTTTTAATACTTCTATTGAGTATTAATGACTTAGTGATACCAGTACAAATATTATACTTTGATAGTTCACTTCTAATTATATCATTACTTATTTGATATTGTAAAAAGTTTTCTTTTGAAACAGGGTTATATAACTCTTTACTTAATTCGTTCCAGAACTTAGTGGGAGCATAAACATCATATGTAAGCAATACACTTCCTTTCTCACGAAGTTTTCTAATACCACCACCTACTTTTTCTCTAAGCCATTTTCTTCCATACCCTGCAGTTGGTATCATTTGGTCTAAACCAAATCCTGATGTTATTATCTTATTCATCTTAAACTGGAGCACGAGAAAATACATTCTCCATACTCTCACCACCAGATTGATTCTTTAAATCAAATGTATAAAGAGCTGTTGTTCCATCATCATCATAAATAATAAGCTGATTTGCTTTCATTTCCCACTTATTCTTTGATATTTTTAATATATTTGCTACACCTGCAGTTTCGTTAGTTGCAAATACATATCTATCATTATTAGCAAGAGTTACCCCTCCATCTGCACTCATACAATAATCTAATGTTTCATCATAAGCTGTAAAATCATATTTATAGAATCCTAAAGAAATCTCTGTCATAGATTGAGCATTTACTTTAACATTTCCATCTGTATCAACTACATCAATAGTTGGTGTTAAACCTGTCTTAGGCGTTCCATTCTCTGTGAAAAAAGCTATTAAATTCATTTTTTATATATCCATATTTTTTTATTCTTCTGGGTCTTCTTCTACTGTTCTTGCTATTATTTTTGTTGTTCCATCTTTGTTTTTTACAAAAGCTTCTATTTGTTCAATTACTGTTTTCAAAGCTGCTTCATCTGCTACTGGTATTTGTGTTGTTGCTATTATATTGTATTTCATTTCTGTTTCCTCCTTAAATTATTTTGTTATAATTTGTCTGCTACCTAAGGTATCTATTTGATAATGTATCCCAATAGTAGCCACTAAAGCATCTC